AGCCGGTGGTTCACAACTGAACACGACCTCCCAAAAAGGCGAAGAGCCTTGGGAAGAAGAAGAAGATGACGAGGATGATGAACGCAAACAACTGCGAAGCCTGAAGAAAGAACTGGACGAACTAAAGTCTAGTATCAATGATCAGGTAACTGACGGTGTTGCGTCTCGTCTCAACAAGTCTGGTTTCAAGGAAGCAAATACCTTGAAAGCTCCGACGTTGATTAACTTGGGTGCTGGCGACCAACCTCTTCAAAAGGGTTCAGTCCAGACACAGGAAGACCTTCTCGACATCCTCGTAAAAATGGACGATAAAGAAGTTCGAAGGCTTGAAGGAAAAGTAATGGCAGGAGACTATGATGGTGTCCCACATGAAATCCTACAGAGCTTTGGAATTAGTGGATAACTAAGGAGAATATAGTAAATGAGTAACATTTCAATTGCTGAATATCTTTCCCAAGTAAATCGTAGTGCAAATGCTAGTGTCCTTGGAGAGAACCCTCTATTAAAGAAGGCTTTCACAGGTACTGCTTATGGTGTTGACGGTGGTGCAAATACCTCCGGTAACATCTTTACTACGACTTATGGACGTAAGGTATGGCAAGCACTAAACAACCAGACACGCTTCTGGAACGCCATTCCCCATGCTACATGGGGCAATACGGCTGGTTGGCGTGTCAGGACAGACCGTGGTACGGGTCGATCCCGCCCGGTAACTGAGCTTGGCACACTGCCAACACCTGACGTTTCCGATTTGCAGTTAGTCTCAGGACTACCTAAGATCGTTGCAACGACATTCGCATCGTCCGTCAAGGCGATGTACACTGCTCAGCTTGAGGGTGGTATTGGTGACATTCTGGCGACTGAGAACGAACATTCTCAGCGTGACCACGTAAAGGAACTCCAACAGGAGACTCTCCGAATGCGATGGGCCAGAATTGTTTCTGCCACTAACTCAACTAACGCAGTGGTGACGGTTATTACCCCACGAGGTAATAACTTCCAAATTGGCGACCAATGTTTGATTTATGACCAGAGCGCAAACGGTAACGAAGGTACAGCCACTGGTAGCGACACTCCACTTACGGTGGATGCCACTACAGCTACTACTGTAACATTCACTGGACAGGTATTCGGTGAAGACCCTGTTGCGGGTGACATTTTGTTTGTCACTGGTTCAGGTAACAACGGTATCACATCTATCGACTCTATTGTTGAGCAAGATGGACGTGTACTTTCAACTGTTGGTGGCGACGCTGCCTCAAACATACCAGTATATGACCTCACTCAGGATGGTCGAACTGCTGGAACATGGAACGCTGCTGCTACTGTTTCTAACAATGGTGGTACAGCCCGTGACCTCACGCTAGAGACCTTGAATTCTTCAATTCAGGCTGTACGTGAAAACGGTGGTGAGCCTAAGCTCATCGTAACCGGACATGACCAGTACTTCAAACTTGAAGAACTCCTCCAGACCCAGCAACGCTTCATGGGTGTTGAAACCTATCAGGTGAACGTTGGTTCAGAGAAGACTTTCGCAGGTACTAGGACTGGTATGGAACTCTCGACATACATGGGAATCCCGATCCTCCCTGACGCTGATGCACCTAAAGGTGCTGACAACGCCGGTGTGGAAATTGGTTCCAACGTATTCGTACTAGACACGGACTATCTTGAAGTTGCGGTAGCACAGCCTACGCAATACATCGAGAACCGTGACTTCTTCGCTGTGGACGCTTTGGCGGTCAGGGGACTGTTCTACACAATGGCAGAACTCCGATGCTACAGCTTCTTCCACCAAGCTAAGATAACTGACCTGACTGCGTAATAACAGTTAGTTAGTAAATTACAGGCCGGGGATTGGGAGCAATCCCGCCCCGGCTTACTTTTTAGGCTATATGATAAGATAGGAGGCGAAAGCCATGGCCTTGACAATTACAGTTCCGGATGCTGGTAGAACAGTAATAGGGAACAAAAGACTTGTGTTTGGTACAATTGCGTTTGATTCTTCTTACCCAACAGGAGGTGAAGCTTTAACGGCTACAAACCTTGGGTTGGATAAGATTGATCATATCACGTTTACCTCAGATATAGTACAGTGTTATTGGGCTTCTGATTTGCTATTAGCATATTATGGAGACAATGATAACGCTGCGGACGCTGAGTTTGCTCAGGTAGCAAATACTGATAATATCAGTGCAGCTAACGTGCAGTTCTTTGCTATAGGACGATAACTAAACTAGAACTCTGTATAGAAAGAAGCTCATCAGTAAATGATGGGCTTTTTTTGTTAGGAAGTCTTGTCAGACTGAGTATAATAAGCGTGAGGACAACATTAGAATCAACCATATAAGTTGGAGGAAATCAGGTGGAAAGCAGCACAGACGGGCCTGATGAGAGCATTATAGATGTTACGGAGCCTATTGAAAAACCAAAAGATGAAGGCAAGGATGTAACCCTCACTGGTCAACAGCTAATAACATTGTTGATCTTCTTCCCGATTGTGGTAGTTTGGCTACTATTAGCAGGGAGAATTATTTGGAGTGCAACAAGTAACCCAGAAACTCTAGACAATATAGAGCCACTACTGCTAGCTTTAGCAGTTCTTTCCATTCCAGTCAGTGGTGGGTTGGCTGAAATCTTAAAAGCATATGCTTCGGGGGATAAAAAATGAAACTAGTAATAAAGAATAAAAAGATTAGGTTACCTAAACTTAGGGTTCCTAAGCTGCATATTGATGTTGGAATACCTAGTTTAGACCTTGCTATTCCAAAAGTGATTACCAATGTAAGCATTGGGGGTCATTTCAAGAAGATGGCAGGAATCAGCATGTCTGTCGCTGCCTTGGTTATCGTAGGAGCAATTGGTTTTGCTGCTATCGGGGTAGAACAGGCTAAACAATTCCCTATGGCTGCGGAGTATACCGTAGCATCAGGAGATAAATATGTTGGCATCGGCACGGATATCAAAGGTAGTGATGCTGCTGATACCCAGACACTGAAGCTAAACATTGGTGGAGCAAGAATATCGGACATCATAATTGACGACTTGGAAGTGGGAGCCGTTACTGGTATTACCCACTCACTGTCAATAACAACAAGTGGTGCTACGGTATGGATTGAGTGTGATGAGGTGTTGATAGATAACCTCACGGCTAAGTCATTGACAATTAGTAATGCTGAAATCTACAACCTAATCGTGCAGAACAACAAGGCTGATGGTAACTCCTTCAGCCCGACGTTGGCGAACGGTATTGTGGATATAACGCTGAACTCAACTCGTGGGACTGTAAACATCCCAGAAATTAGTGGGTCAGATTATGACCGAATCCACATTGACGCAGCGACCAACGCACAATGCCGAAAACTGCATATCAAGAATGTAAGTTCTTATGGCTTCCCTGTACTGATTGACCACATCAAAGCAGGAACAGTGACGATAACTAATAGTCAAATTGGTTCCGGTACTGGCATAAACACAGCGGACTTCATCATTGCAGACACTGTGAAGATTAGTGGGTCAACTCTGACAGGTAACACTGAAGTTCCAATTAGCGTGAAGTAACATTATTGAAAATGGTCTCTAAGATGAGTATAATAGTAATAGGATGAATAGTTAAGAAAGGAAACATAATGATTACATTAATTACCAAGTTACTCCCGAAAGAGTATAAGGCACTATTAGAACTAGGGCAACAAATATTTGCTAATTTAGACACTAAGGAGGAACGGGCAGAAGTTCTCGCTTATGCAAAAGAAATGTTTGCAGATGGTAGAGTATCCGTTCCAGAGTGGGGTAAATTCGGAGGAAAACTAGGTATCTTGCGTGGTAACGGACGCAAAAAGAAATAAGCTCTATAAGGAGTATCTATGGCTTCGGTTTTACAGGCTAATAAACTAATAACAGAATGGTTAGCGAATGACCCCTCTGCTGAAATCACAACAATTGAGAAATCAGTCGATGGGCGAGTCACGATAGAAGAAATCTCAGACTCACTACGGGAATACGCTAACTTATTTAAAGCAGGTTACTCAAGTCCTGCTCAAACCCTTACGTTACATCGAGCATACCCAGACAACCCATTGTATGCAGAGATGGTTAAGGATCAAGACTTAACTCAAAAAGACCCTAATGTTGTAGGTGGGCCAGCTTCCGTCGAGATGATCGACAGGGAAGGACACCTTATCACCACTAAAGCTCTGAGTAAAGCGTTTGATCAGTACATGAAGAACCCAATGACGAGGAACGTCATGGTGATGCACTCTGATATTCAGGTTGGGTGGGCACTACCAGCTTACATCTCAAAATCTGGACAGATATATAAGAGTGGTATTGGGGACAACACCCTCTTCTTTATTACTGAGCTTAGGGATGATACCAAAATTTCTAAACGTGTGATAGAAGAGATTAAAAAGAGTCGTATGAAGTCGTACTCTATCGCAGGGTCTGCAATCCGCACTGAGAATGTTACAGGGAACATGTTTAAGGGTGAACCTCCTTATATGCGGGTAGATGAACTAGAACTTGCGGAAGTTACCATCTGTGAAAAAGGTGTCAACCAAGGGGCAGGATTTGACCTAATTAAATCCAATAGACCCACTCAGTCTTGCGCTGATGAAAGTTGTTTCATATCTAAGAATGAAGGTCACGCCCACAACCAAGAAACCAAGACTATGACTTTTGATGAGTATAAGGAACTTCTCACCTCAAGAGACGGTCAATCGTTCGCTAAGATGTTTAGCGAGTATACCTATGTATATAAAGAAGAGAAGGCTGATCAACTCAGCATGTTTGGTTCGGAAGAAAAACCTACAGTTGCCAAGAAACCCAGTGCCAAGAAACCTAGTGCCAAGAAACCCGGTACGCTTCCACCACCTATAGATGACCCAAAAGGCACACATGCAGGTGTTATAAAGATACCGAACGATGGTAAGTCTTACACCCTCGAT